CGTAACTGTCGAGGCAGTAATAACCGCGCCGAGGATCGCCTGCAAAATGACCGCATTGACTTTCGATGATGCCGGATTCCACAATCCGATAATCGGAGTTGAAGTCGCGGCCGTACCCAACGTAGCCGACAGCGCATCTGCGGTTGTGAACGTAGCGTTCGTAATCGCGGTAAGCGTGCTTAGCCCGCTGCAAAATATGTTGCCTTGATAATTCTGTTCGTAGAATCGACCGTGAAGTTCAGAAAAAATTCCGTCTCCCAGTTTTCCTCCACGAAGTGAAGTCGGGCTGCCGTTAGATGCTAACGTCGGACCCGTCTGTGTTTGTACTAGCATTTTTATTCTCCTGCCCTAGACGGGCGTTTAATTCTCGAGAGCGTTAGATTCTTCGCCCTGCGTCACTAAAGCATATGGGTCGAAGTCTGCCGCGATGGCTGCGCCCGATTCCTCAACCGACACCTGTAACATTAGACGAATCGAACGAAGCTCTAACAAAACCATTTGCATTAATTGCATCAAATCTGATGTTACCGGAGCAATTACTTTCAATTCACCGAGCGATGTGGCTTGTAAAGCAGATGCCACTCCATTCAAAGGTGTCGGAGTTTGAGTCGAATACTCCGCGTTTGCTGTGTTGCTAGGTGAATTTGTTACCGTGACCGGAACCGGATTTGAAGAACTGGCGCCTTGAAGATTTCCGTTGTCGTCTATGATGCCGATTTCGGTTGCGCTGGTCGGTGCGGTTGCGCCGGTGGCACCTTCTGAGGCGCCGGACACATGGATAGGATTGGTTGGTGTGCCGATGGCTTGGGTGCCGTCGGATAATTGACTGATGGCGCAGTGCCATTTATTCCGGTGAGGTTTACGTTGCTGGTGCCGCCCCCGCCCCCGAATGAAGCAGGAGAAAAGGTTCCGTCGGGATTTTGCGTAAAGATCCAAGCTTTGACAAGCTGCAGATCTAACGGCGCCGGAGGAATTTGAGCTTGACTCATTTTAATCCTTAACTTCGACTGCCTACTTCTGAAAATTAGCTACTGATCTACAAGCTTCTATGAACTGTTCCGGGGACATTTGAAATTTCATTCGATTATGTGTAGGACAACATGAAACACAATTTTCTATCACATATCCCATTGTGTTATCTAACCTGTCGACCCCGTTGTACAGATAAATTCTGTTTCGATGCTTGTGAACGTGAATCGGAGCTATGCCACAATAAAAGCACTTTCCTTGAGTCAAAATTTTAAACTGATCTTGAGTCAAAGAAAAAACTAAATCACGACCTTTAGCTTGGTATTTGTAGAGATGAAACAAATGATAAAAAGCCGCATCTTCAGAAAGAATTCTCATAAACTCACCTCGAATGAGTTCGGATATTGGGGCGTGTTCGAGGCACGCCCCTTTACCCTTACCGAAATTTTAATTCCTCGGCTAGAACTTTTTGGTTAGCTGATTCCGCTGAGAGCATCAATCAACCGCACACGCTGCGTGGGGTCGGGAGGAAGCGTAACAGTGAAATGTACTTTATACGACGTCCAACCCGGGATCAAACCTTCGGGATCCGACACGCTGATAGGCGCGTTCTGGACCACGTTGCACTTGATACCGCGGTAGTTGCCGTCGCCGTACGCTGTGTCTCCACGGCCCGCGAGATTGATGGCGATGACGCCGTCGCGACCGAAGATGTAGGTACGGAGAGCAGTCGCGCCAGTCGTCTTGTAGTTCGACGTCATGGTCACGAGGTTCGTCTGGAAGAAGTCAACACCGGTTCCCGGGAGTTCAAAAACTTCCGTGAGGTCGGCAGACGGGAGCTCTTCCATCCGCATCAGGCCTTCAGACGTGTGCTTCAGAACGTCGATAGGCGAGTTGTTAGAGGTGTCGTTGATGGCATCGCCCCACGCGAATGGGTGCACGATACCGGCGAAGCGCTTCTTGGCTTCCATGAACGGCTTGACCGAGCGGCCCGCCAGAGACTGGATGGCAGCGCGAATCGTACCGATGGACAGAGAAGTGAAGCTGGAACTGGAAGCAGCCGCGAGTTGAACCAGGACCGAGCTATCGATGGCGGACGCGCCGTCAACGGTGTAGCGGACCAAGTTGCTCAGAGACTGACCGAGGCGATAAGACATTTCCTTCGCCACGTTGCCGAGGGTGTCGTCGATTGCCGTCGCGAGTGCGAGCGAGCTGAAGGACGCGTAGTCGGCATATTCGCCAATAGTAGAAGTGTTAGTAACTAGAGAGGCAGTAATGCCCTGTCCAGGAGTACCTTCCGTGGCTTGCGAAGTGTTGGCGCCGAACGTGTTGTATTCGAACAGGACCAACTGGTTACCGCTATTGAGAGGCAGATCACGCCGTTCCGCGCAACGCACGAAAGGCGTCTCGGCCTTCAAGTTCTCAACGAACTGCTTGTCGTAGAACTTGACCGTCGACTGAGGCAAATTGCCCGTGACGTTTGATGCAGGATATCCGAGAGACATTTGGAAAACTTCCTAAAACTGCTGGCGCGGAACGCAATCAGATCTTGCCCTCTGCGATGAGTTTGTCGACGGCCGATCTGAATCCCGGATCGGTTTTGTACTTACGACGCGTCTCGCTTACGGACATTCTGTTGTATTCCTCGGCGGTCAGCCCCACTGGTGTTGCGGGAGTCGAGCCTTGCCGGACACTGGCTTGGCGCGGACTTGCCCCTGTGGATGCGGACCCTGGCCTCAACCGCTCGGCTGTTTGTGCCGGCAGATTGGGCCTCTGTGCTTGTACTGGCGGCGCGGGCGCTGCTGCGGGAACCGTTGATACGGCTGCCGCTGCTGCGGGCGCTGCTTCACGCGCGGAAGTCGGGATCGGGAGATCCTCTTCCTTCGCGGGTGTCGAAACTTTTACACTGACCTTGCCTTCGTCTTTCATCGTGGTCAGAACTTTGTTGAGGTTGCGTACCGTGTACGCCCACCCTTTTTCGAGAAGAACTGCGTCGATTGCATCACCAAGCTCTTTGGTGAAATTGACGTCAGGATTTTGTTTAATGAACAGCTTGGCAGTGGCCTTGTAGTTTTCATACTCAAGGTTGTCTTCAACTTCTCTCACTCGCCGAACAACTTCTTCAGGTGTGGCCCCGAAACGAATCGCGTCCCGTTTCTCCTGCGCCTTATTCATGCGCGTAGGATCACCGGAAGCCATCGCTTCTGCATATTCGAACTGCTCATCCGCCGTCAACTGGCGGGGTTGAAGAGTCGCTTTCTTGGGAAGTAGATCGGCAGGCTCTTCCAAGAGCAACCGCTTCTTCTCTTCCTCTTGCTGACGGATCTTCGCTGTGGCGTGTGCCTGTGCGTCCATCAACTTCTGAGCGACTTCGTCTTTCGTCTTGCCTTTGTAAACCTGCACGCCAGAGCCATCAATGGCTTCCACGCGCGCTTCCCATCCGCCCTTTACCTTGGTGAAGGGACCGGACTTGGTTCCTTCGGGCTCTTCGGTCGGCTCAGCTGGAGCGACTGGGGCCGGAGGGACAACTTCCGTTGCCGCCGCTGGCGGCGCAACTGGGGTCGATGCATTCAATTCCTCTTCCACAGAAGGGCCCTGAGTCACCGTTGGGGGTGTCGTCGGCGCTTCCGTGACGGCGGCCGGCTCGAGCAAGAATGCGTCGAGGGCTGCCTTGTACTGCGGATTATTCTTCAGCGAGCGAACTCGATCGGACGGCAAATTGTCCCAATCGAATTGCACTTGTTTGCTGATATCTGTAAAGATGGGCCATCCGTTCGGGTATCCCGATTGGTTGTCAGCCGGTGTGGTGTCGCCCGGAACTTTTCCGAGCGCAATGAGTTCTGATACTGACTTCATGATTCTTTCTCCTTGGGCGCCAATCCGGCGCGCGAAACAGAGCCTTTACTGCTTTAGATTTTTACAGCTTGACGCCTTTCACTTTGGCAACCAAATTCTTGGCGCCAGCGATCAGGTTGTCGATATGCTTGGTGCGGCCGAGGCCGAAACCTACTGCCAGAACAATTGCGGTATAAATCAGATGAGCAATCATTGAAACTCCTTAACGATTTGTTCTTCTGGAGAGACTTTCATCATCTCCACTTTCTTGCGAGCGAATTCTATTTCTCCGGCAAACTCATCCACTTGCTTCTTCGCTTCGTGTTGCTGCTCTTCGTAGAACATGCGCTTGGACACAGCAACCAACCCTGTGCGCTCAAACGCTTCCTTGTCTTTCCAGTTTTGAAAGTGGGACGTTTCCGACTTCTCGATAAGACCTTCTGAGAGCTTCTGCCAAACTCGATAGGCCGGAGAGGCTACCCAGTTCGCCAGGATCACGAGATCTTGGGGCGTAAGCTGCAAAGCGTACGGATCCCTCATCGCGATCGGCTTGAGTCCTTCAACCGGCCCGGTTTCGAATTCGTCCATGATACCCATGTGATTCCTCCCTCGGAAGCACGTTAAGCTTGTAATTCAGATCCGCCGAATCCCGGTCCTCCGGGCTGTCCTTGAATGGCTTCAGTGGTTCCGGCCGCTTCAAGAGAGTGACGAATCACGTCTCCCGCTGCGCGCTCGGTCCATTGCTGCGATTGCAGTTGGGCCTTCTGTTGGAATTTTTGGTCGTTCAGCGTTTGCTGCTGCATCATTTTAGCGTTGGCCTGAGCCGCGCGCTGTTTCTTCATTTCTTCAGTCAACGGCTTTACGATCGCGTAATATGTCGAACTACCCCATCCGCTGACGTCAGTCAACATGTGGAGAATTTCAGCGAAGTCAATGTACGATTGATTGATGTCTGCGACCTGTGCCGCCAATGCCGGGTTCGTGAAGTATTGCATGATGAGCGGCATAGATTGCGCCATCTGCTGGCGAGCCGCCATGTGACTTCCTGCAAGAACGGAAAAGGTCTTAATGCCCTTCTTTCCTGCCATGAAGTTTGCAAACGTTGCGTGTATTTCCCTATCAAGCCTCTCGTTCAAAATAGAACGGAACACCGAAGGCGGAAGGAACATACGATTCAAATCGTACATCTTCCACAACCACGGCTGGAACACTTGACGGTTGAAATCTTCAACCAAGCCGCCGATACGATCGACAGCCGCTTGCATCATATTGCCGGCGCCTGTCGCTGTGCGGCCCATGGAAGATCCGCGACCGGAAGGTCTGGACTGGCCCATGGTAAGCATCTCGCTCGCGCCCGAAATAGATTCGGTGCGGGCCTCTGATGCCGACACGACCTGGAACAATTCCGGCTGAATCTTCGGAATGTCCATTGGATGCAGTGCTTTCGAGGCATCCCCGTCCACGTCGATGAAACCACCGAGACGTGCGCGGACCTGTTGGGTGTTTATGTTCGCGCCTCGCGACCGAACGATCGGCTGGTTTGCGGCCAGCGTACCGATGTCGGCGACTGCGTTGATGAAGCCTTGCTGGAGGCGTTGTTCGCCCCCGAGACTGGTCCCGAGGCCGAGGCCCCAGAAACAATCCTGAATCATCCACCAGTTGACGGAGTAAAATGGAATGCAACCGAACAGGTTAGGCTCGTTGCGGATAACCCTCTTGCCGGCCAGAACGGTCATCACCTTCTCTTTGTCCCAGCGCTCTTGCAAGAGCAAAGGTTCATCGAGAGGATCTTCTGTCGTCTTATTGAACAGTGGCGCAGCGTGCTGCACAAATTGCGTATTGTTTTGGCCTGACAGGAA